ATGCTCGCTCGCTACACGATCTCGATGATGGCCGCGAAGAAGGCCGAAGGCACCATCAATCTATACGTGCGCCACCTCTCCCGATACAACGACCTGCACCCGCTGCTCGACGCCGGCACCCACGACCTCGAGGTCTACCTCGCCCACCGTGCGATCGAAGGACTCGCCGCCGAGTCGCTCAAGTCGATCCGCTCCGCGTTCGTCTCGTTCTTCACCTGGGCGAAGAAGAACGGTCACGTCGAGTCCAACCCGGCGATCGAGCTCGAGCCGATCCCCGTGCACGTCAAGCCGCCGCGGGTCGCCCCCGACATCGTCGTGCAGATGGGGCTCCTCACCGCCGACCAGCACCTCAGCGCCATGATCATGCTCGCCCGGTACGCGTGCCTGCGCCTCACCGAGTTCACCACCCTCCACTCCGGGCAGCGCGAGTACGACCTCCTCCGCATCAACGGCAAGGGATCCAAGGAGCGCATGGTGCCCGTCAACGAGCCGCTGATGGCTGCGCTCCTCACACTCGAGCGCGAACAGGGATCCGGCTTCTACTTCCCCGGGCGGGCCGGGCCGCACCTGCACCCGCAGGCCGTCACGAAGATGATCTCCCGCCACCTCGGCACCAACCCGCACTCCCTCCGCCACGCCGGCGCCACCGCCGCCTACGAAGCCACCCACGACCTCGAAGCCGTCCGCAAGCTCCTCGGGCACGCCTCGATCGCGACCACTCAGCGGTACCTACACGTCGGCATGGATGCCGTCCGCCGCGCTGCAGCTGCCACCGCGATCCTCGGCGGCCTCACCGCGTTCCCGCCGACCACAGCCCCGCCGACCGGACGACGACGGCTAGCGCCCTCGCACGCCGCCTAGCTGCAGGGGTACCATCATCGACAAGCTGTCGCGGGCCAAGACGGAGAAGTCATCCGAGGTTGTCCGCGCGGCCCTCCCCCGCAGAGGCCGGCTGCTCGAGCACCAGGAGCACCGATGGTCACCATCGACGACGACCGCGACCCGACCCCCGACGAGCTGCGCTGGTGGGACTCCGGCGGCCACCCGCCCTACAAGCGGGTGTGGCGCGACGGCGTCGACGTCACCGACGAAGACCCGTCGACGTGGCCCGCGCTCTGGAACCCGCAGCTGCCCGCGGTCACGACGCAGAGATCAGGCAGAACTCGACGGCGATAGCGAAGCTCAGATCCGATACCATCGCTCAGAACCCGAGAGGCGCGCCCGTTGCCGACACCCGTACGCCCTGCCGCCTGGACACTCCCGCCGGCCATCCGAGAGGACGCCGCAGTCGAGATCTTCGGCCGCGTGTCGGAGCTGAAAACTCCACCGGAGGTTGTCGACCACGTCGCGCCGTTGATCGGTGAGCACTACATCCGCGAGTCCGCTCGCGTCGCCGGCGCCGAAGCAGGGGCCCAGATCCTCGAGCACTTCGGGCTAGAGGCGTAACCCGCGCCGACGGCGAGAGCGCCCCCACCCTCAAGCGAGGCAGTGGGGGCGTTCTTCACGGGAAGATTCTTCCGTCTTAGACTTTACAATCGTAAAGCGTTCTGATAGTTTGTACTTGTCAGAGAGAAAGGAAGGAGGAAAGATGGACAAGGAACTGAAGGAGATCGTGAAGGCCCTGGTTGACCAGGACTTCCAGGTCAAGACCTCGCGTCGCGGCCACGTGATCGTCCGCAAGGACGGCACGTTCGTCACGGTCTTCGCCGGAACCCCCAGCGACCAGCGGTCCAGGCGTAACAGCCTCGCCGCCTGCAAGCGGCACGGGTTCCAGTGGCCGCCTAGGTAGCCACAAAGGGGACCGGGGCAGAGAAAGTGCCCCGGTCCCCGGTTCCCCCATCATTCCAGACCGACCATGAACAAGAAGGAGAGATCTCAATGACGGGCTACAACGTCAGCCTCGAGTACCCGATCCGCGTCGACCACCTGGCCGACCTGGAAGATACTGTCGACCGCCTCATGGACCTGCTCGCGCCCTACCACGGCACGATCAGCGGATCCCCCCGCGGCCGCCTCTCCGTCCGCCTCACCTTCACCGCAGACGACGTCGAGCAGGCATCCCGGACGGCCGTGCTCGCCGTCGGAGCTGCACTCCGCGACGCCGGCTTCTCCGCGGCGAACCGCGAGGCGGTGATCCTCGAGGCGATGACCGAGGCCGAGTTCGACACCCGTGAGGGGTTCGAACACATCCCGGACATGGTGAGCGCCACCGAAGCCGCCGAGATCCTCGCCGTCTCCCGCGTCCGCGTGAATCAGATGATCGACGACAAGAAGTTCTCGACCGCCCAGCGCATCGGCAACGCGTGGGCGATCGGCCGGCGCGAAGTCGAAGCGAAGGCGGCCAAGCGCGCCGAGTAGACCCGCTCCATCCCTTCCTCTCTGACACGCAAGAAGAAGCGCCCCGCTCGCCACTCCTGAAGGAGGACGAGCGGGGCGCTTTCGTTGCGTTCGGGTCATCGCTCCATGACGGCGACGGTGCCCGCGATGATGTTCGGGGAGGCGCTCGACGCGATCGACGTCAGCAGCAGGCACGCCCCGTCGTACAACCGGATCCCCGGGTTCTGGGGCGACTGGCTCGAGCCGATGTTCGCCGCGATCACCGGGACCGACTTCAGCAGCCGGAACATCGCCAGGTGCACCGTGCCAGTCACGAGGGACGTGCCCAGCGTGATCGACTGGATCGACCGCACCCCGGTATCGCCGGCCTGCAGCTGGAACGGCACGAGGCAGAACGTCCCCATCGTCGCCGGGATCGCGTCGGTTCCCGTGCCGACGATCGCCGTCCGCCCGCTCGTACCGTCCTGGTTCGTGTAGGAGATCGTGGCCCCGCTGATCGCCCCGGCGTTCGTGGTCGCGACCGACGTGAATAGGCCGACCTGCACGCCCTCGCCGGCAGTCGCCCCGTTCGCGTCCCGCGCGGGCAGCGTGACCGAGTTGATCGTCTGCGCGGTGGTCTGGGTGACGACGATGCCCGAGTTCACCCACAGCACGTCCATGAGCATCATGTGGCAGATCACCGACGCGGTGGCCGAGAGCTCGGTGATGTAGTTCGCGCCGGCCGCAGCGTTCGGCACCTTCAGGCATCCGTTGTCGGCCGACGTGGTGCCGTCGGTGGCGCGACCCGCGAGCCCGGGGGTACCAGGTGCCCACGCCCCCGGGAACCCGCTCGTCATGCCCCAGAAGAACCACATGCCGGCGCCCTCGCTGGAGCCGGACGCCTTGTAGAACGCGAGGCACCGACCGCCGACGCCAGTCGAGTCGGCCGCGATCGTCTTGACCCGTCCGGACCGGTCAAGCACGGTGAACCCGGCCCCGTCGGCGTAGACGAGCTGCTCGCCGGGGCGGAGGGTCACGTCGGGCGTCAGGAGGTACTCGGTGCCGGCGACGTCCTTCTTGAGGGTGACGACTTGCGCGGCCGTTGCCGAGCGGTTCCGGATCGTCACCAGCTTGATCTGCCGCTGGACGCTCGAGGCAGGCGCGCCGACGATCGTGGTCGTGGTCGCCGCCGCGACGTTGCCCTCGGCTGCGCCCGGGGTGAACGCTGCGGGGCCGATGTCGGCGTACGTGACCGTGTAGTCCGCGGAGACCGCCGCGCCCGTCAGCATCTCGAGGGTCTCGTTCGTTGCGTCGAGCAGGATCATGGGATCACATCCTCATTGAGGCGGCCGCGTAGGCAGTCGCACGGTTCGTGGCACCGGCGATCTCGGCCGAGGCCGCCGCATCCGCTGCACTGTCGGCCGCCTCATCCGCGGACGAGGCGCCTGCCGCGGCCGCCGCGCTCGCCGACGATGCCGACGTGGCCGCCGAGCTCGCTGATCCGTCTGCAGATGAGGCGCTATCCGCTGCAGAGGAGGCACTACCCGCGGCGGCGGTCGCACTGCCAGCCGACGCAGTCGCACTCGAGCTGGCAGCGGTCGCACTCGAGGCGGCGGCCGTCGCGCTCGAGGCGGACCCTGCGGCACCCTCACCCGCGGATTCAGCCGCCGCAGCTGCCTGCGCGAGTACCTCCTGCGTGGACGGCGGCAACGGCACCAGCGGCTCCAGCGTGCCCGCGTCGACCTGGTGCTCGAGCACGAGCTCGGCGAGCGTCACCGTCTCCGGGTACGCGCCGACCGAGATCCGCAGCCACCCGTCGACGTTCGACCGGATCCAGAGACCGTTCGTCTCGGACCCGTCGGGCAGCTGCGTCGTCGCATGCCCTTCGGCATCGATGCGCACCTTCCACGGCTCCGTCGACTCGACGCCTTCGCCTATCTCCGGCAGCACACGCCGGAACTCGAACCAGCGCCCTTGCGCCGGCACCAGGCCGAGCGCGGTGAAGTCGATCGCGGTGATCGAAAGCGTCGCAGTCATGGCGACCTCCTACTGGCAGGACTCGCAGATCGTGTCGTCGGCCGGATCCTCCGGCACGAGGTACTGCTCGTCGTCGTTCACTCGGCGACGTGCTTGCCGGCGCCGACCGCCTGCAGCTTGTCTGTGACGCCCGTCGGACGCCAGAAGCCGAAGTGGGTGCCGATCGCGATCAGCCACGCCGTCACACCGACGACGAGCGCGCCCACCCAGTCGAACGCAGCACCGGCGAGGTACGCCGCGAGCAGCGCCGAGATGAACCCGGAGCCGAGGGCGATCGTCGCGAGCAGGATCGCCTTCAGGGCGCCCGACGTCACCTTCGTGGTGACGAGGCCCACGACGAGCGGGAAGACGACGGACAGAACCAGGTTGAGAACCTGCGGGACGTCGAACTTGAGAACGAACTCCATGAGTTACTCCTTCGGAGGATTGGAGCGGCTGCTCCGGGGTCGGGGTTTCGGGGTGCCGGACAGATCGACCGGCCACGGCTCAGGCTTGATGCCGGCTTCGTTCAGCTGCCGGCGGAGGATCGACGCGTACTCGAGCGACTTGCGGCGGACGGTGGCCTCGCGGTCGCGCTCCTGCTCGGCGTCGCGCGCGCGCTGCACCAGGTCGCGGTTGCTCTCCCGCTCACGCGCGGAACGACCGGTCCACCACTTCCACACGGTGCGACCGAACGACAGCAGCAGCGCAGGGGCGCCGAGCGCCGCGAGCACATAGGCGATCGCGCGGGCGGTGGGCTCGTCGATCACGGGGCTACCTCCCGGGAGCGACTTGGTACTCCCGCACCGTGAGCCAGCGGCCGCCGAGCGCGAGCACGAGCGCCACAGCGATACCGACGCCGATCGGGCTCGCACGCAGCGTCAGCGCGACGACGACGAACATGCCGAGGCCCGTCCACAGCGAGATGATCCCGAGCCGCTCGAGCCACCACACCCCCGGAAGCACGGCGATCGCGCCGAGCAGTCCCCCGCCGGTGATCGCCCACCCGAGGATCTGAGCCAGCACGAGCCCGAGGATGCCCTCGTACTGCCGAGGCAGCGCAGCCAGGAACAACCCGCCGATGACGACCATCGTGACGTAGAGAGCGAACTGGATGATCCGGATGAACCGGGGCTCCTCGATCTTCAGGAACAGCCACGTCAGGAACCGCCCGACGGGGCGGACGATGACGCGCACGGCTTAGCCGCCCGCCACGATCGCCGTGCGCGCCGCCTGCCCGTTCTGATCTGCGCTCGGCACCGCGCCGAGGCCCTGCTCGACCTTCGCGATCGCGTCGAGCACGGGCTGCAGGTCGACGGGCGCGCTGGCGCCGGATCCGATGCGCTCGAGCTCGGCACGGATCGCCGCGAGCGACGCGAAGATGCCGTCCCGCGGATCCCCAGCCGCGACCGAGTTGAAGTTCGCGTCGTACTGAATCGCGGCCATCTTCAGGAGGCCGCCCGGGATGTCGCCGGCGCCCGTCGTGGCGTCGAGGATCGAGTCCTTCTTGAACAGGGCGTCCTTGATTGCGAACAGGGCCTGGCGTTCGTCGGCGAGCATGTCGTCCTCCAGAGGTGTGCCACCGCCGCCAGCCGGTGCGATGGTGTTGTAGTTGACGGCGTGCCACGGCTCATCACGCTTCGGGTCTGGCGAGCGGGCGGTGAACACCCACCCGTGGTTTCTCATGACCGTCTCGAATACGGCCTCGTTGATGTTGCGGTAGTCGCGGTGGTTGTCGATGTCGATCGCGCGGCCCTTGCAGTGATCCGACGACAGGTAGCTCAGGCCCGGGTTGATGGCCTGCTGCTCCGCCTTCGTCCGATAGCCGCCATAGGGCGACTTGATCCGCATCCGGAACCCGAACGCCTTGAACAGCGCATCGTCGGTCTTCTTGAACCACGCCGCCACCGGCGTCCACAGCTGATCGCCGCCGGCGGCCGCGAGCTCGTCAGGCCGCAGCTCCCCTGGTCGAGACATCCGACTACGCCGGGTCGTAGAAGTAGTCGGCGATGGCCTGGTCGTTGATCGCCCACGTGAACGGCGAGCCGGCTGCGATCGCGCCGATGACACCGTTCGTGCCGATCATCAGGAACCGCGCCTGCGTCGTGCTCGACGCGACCGCGCCGATCATCACGCCGTAGACCGTTCCCGGCGAGGCATCCCACAGCATGCCGCCGTCGACGGAATACAGCTCGGCCGAGAACTTCAGGGCGCGAGCGGTCACCGGCAGCGGGAACGCCGGGATGCCGGTCAGCACCCCGCCCGTGCCGAGGATGATCTCGACATGATCGTGGATCCGGCCCTGCTCGTAGCGGAACTTGCCGAGGCACGTGCCGCCCGACCCGAGCGTGACGTTCACCGGGACGCGGGCCGCGGGCGTGGACCAGTCGGACTCCCACTCCTTCCACGCCGCGCCGTTGTACCGGTACGTGATCTCCGTCGACGTCAGAACGCAGCGGTCCCCCAGCGCCGGCGCCGTGAGCGCCGCGGTCGACGACGCGAGGCGCGGGACGCCGTACATCCGCCAGCCGGAGTTGTAGACCCACCAGGCGCCCGGAGCGTTGTCCGCGCGCGCGACGTAGCCGTTCCCCGGAGGGGTCGCCGCGAGCAGCAGCGCGACCGTCGTGAAGCGTCGCGCGGCCAGCGTCGCGAAGTAGTTCGCGACCAGCGTCGGATTGACCGCGACGTCGGGCGCCGACGAGTCATCGAATTGCGGCTGTCCCCAGTCGCCAGGACCGTCGTCGGCCATGTTCGCTCCCTATGCCTGGTAGTAGATGTCGAGGGCGCCGGCCTGAGCATCAGAACCGTTGCCGCGGATGATCCAGTAGCCGCCACCGTCGAAGCCGATGCCGCCGTTGCCGGACTTCAGCACGTCGATCCACGCGTTCGGGACCGGATGCCACCCCGACGTCGCCGGGATCGGTGACGCGGATCCTGAGAAGGTCGGCGCGCCGCCCGGCTTCGTCGCATTGAGGTGGAGGCGCATCTGCCCCGGCGCGTTCACGTTGATCGTCCGAATCGGGATGTAGACCCCGCAGGAGATGATCGAGGCGCTGTCGGGGATCGTGTCCCGGATCTTCGACCCGTAGAAGAACGCCCCATCGTTCGACGCCGACGCGTACACGTCGTTCGTCCACCACCGCGACCCGTTCCACGAGCCCGAGTCGATCGCGGTGAACTGCGGCGGATGGTACGTCTGCAGCCCGCCACCACCCGGGTTCGTCGCCGGCGGCGTCACACCGGAGGCCGCCGACAGCTTCCCGTCGATGATCCCCTCGTCCGCCGACCAGGTGATGCCGACCAGGTCGTTCAGCACGGGCGTGTACGAGCTGGCGTGCCGCAGCGTGTAAGGCACGCCCCACGCCGTGACGACCGCTCGAGGCGTCGAAGCCGTCGTGATCGTCCCCTCGCCCGGGAGCGGCGACGCGGGCCCCGAGACGACCCAGCGGCCGTCCCTGTAGTCCATCTGCACCGCATGACCCACCGGCGGCAGGTAGAGGCCGACGAACGGCAGCGTCACGCTCGTCAGGCCGATGTTCACGACGACCCGGGATCCGACCCGCTCGACGAGGATCGCGAGCTTCGTCTTCACCTCGGGGATCCGCGCGAGCTCGCGGGCGACCAGCTGGCTATTCGAGACCACTGTCGATCACATCCATCTCGAGCGTCATCAGGCTCGAGGTCCCGTACCGGTACTTCACCACCTGAGCGGTGAGAAGCGACCCGTCGCGGCGTTCAACCTCGAGCACGTCCCCGAGCTCGACCAGCGGATTCAGCACACACTGCACCGTGATCCGTCGAGCCTTCGTCTCCGACATCTGTGCGAGCACCGCGGCGACCTCGATCTCGGCGGCCGCCTCCGTGGTGATCGCCGAGTTCGAGTGGTAGTAGGTGTTCTCGCTGTACAGCCCGCCAGGCGCGAGATCTCCAGTCGCCTCCGAGACCACGTGGATCGGGATGCGATCGACCGTCTCGAAGTCGCCGACGACGACGTTGAACACCTCGCTGGAGTCCATACCGAGGTCTTCGCCGTCGATCGTGCCGTCCTCGCCGAGCACCAGGCGCCCGACGACGTCGCCGGGGGTGGCCGGCAGCACCGAGAGAGCGCCGTCGGGGGTCGTGTACTCGGTGCCGCCGATCAGGAAGGCGATCGTGCGCACCGCGGCGAGCCGGCCGCCCTTGACCGCGGCGTACACGAACTCCTCCGAGAGCGTGATGTCCGCGAGGCTGCGCACGACCTGCAGGCCCGTGATGCGCGCGAGCTCATCCCAGCCCGACGTCGACGCCGGGTTCTCCTCCGACCGGAAGCCCCGACGCTTCACGGCGCTGAGCCGGTCCTCGAGCTGCAGCCGCAGGCTCGACGACGTGACCACGCGGCGATCGCCGACGTCGGCGTACTCGTCACTCGCCCCGTCTCCGGCCCCGAGCCGGTAGTAGCCGATCTGCACCGTCTCCGAGAAGTCGCCGGCGGAGATCTCCATCAGGATGTTGACCTCTTGCCCGAAGGGCGCCAGAGGATCCGTGACCTCGCTCGGAACGACCGTCGTGCCCTCGTCCGTCATGTGGACGACGGCGAGCGTGCCGGCGGACTTGAGGTCGCCCTCGCGGTCCCACCGCAGGTCCCAGCCGGCCGCGCCGAGGTCCGTGATCGTGCGATCCGGGCCGGCGAATGCATCGACGATGAGACGCGTGCTGAAGCTGCCCGTGAGCAGGACCGCTTCGAGCTCGTCGCTGTGAGTTCTCATGCCGTCCCTGCCAGGTCGTAGCGGCGGTTCACCCCGAGGTTGGTGAGGTTGTCGGCGTTGAGCGCCGTGTTGCTCGCGTAGTAGGCGTTCAGGTCCGCGTTCGTCAGCAGCGGCACCACGACCGCCGGCGTCGGAGGCGACACCTCGTCCGCCTCGATGTCGAACGCGATCCGCGTGCCGCCGTGGATGTAGTCGACGTCGCGCTCGACCGGGTTGAACACCGACGCGAACAGCGGCCGCGGCAGCCGGATCCGGTCGCTCGCACCGATGCGGAAACACAGCACCGGCACCGTCGTCGTGTTGTAGTCGCCCACGAGCGCGGCGAACCGGTCTGCAGCCTCGATCGTGTCGACGATGATGTCGAGCACCACGCCGCGCAGTCCCTGCCGCTCGCCGCCGACGACCACGCCGACGCGCCGGCCGCTCGGGAACTCCGTGCTGCCCCGCACCGGCCGCGACAGCTCGCGAGCGGCGTTCGCCCGGAACTGCACCTTGAGCGACGTCGTCGGGTCGAGCGGGTTGTGCACCCACGTGTCCTCGACGGCGAGCGTCACCGGATCAGACGGGTCCGTGTAGCCGAGCGACTCCCCCGCCCCGTCGAGCATCTCCGCCCGGTACGTGACCGGGATCCCGAACGGCACCTCGACATCGAGCCGAGCGGTCGAGTCGGTGACCGGGATGTTCACCGAGCGGCGCACCCGATAGTCGCGATCGTCACCGAGGCGATGGATCGCACGCAGCGACTCCGTGTCCGGGTCGAGACTCTCGAAGATCACCTCGACCCGGGGAGCCGGGTTCTCGTCGAGCGACACCTCGACGGTGGGAGCGTACGGCATGCCTAGCCCCTTCCGATCCGAGTCGTCAGCTGGTCCGACTGGTCCGCCTGCTCGATCCGGACGTCGACGTACTCGAGCAGGTTGACCCCGCCCTTCGACGACACGACCACGTTGAACTGCGCAGCTGCAGCCGTACGAGCCGGCGCCGCCTGCAGCGTCGGTGCACCGCGCCACCGGTCCATGTCCCCGCCGGCGTGCATGTACTCGAGCGCCTCACGGTTCGCGGGCTTCGCCACCGTCTCAGCGGTCGAGACCCACTCGCGCTTGTGCACCGCGCCGGCGTAGTCGAACTTGCCGCCGTCACCCGTGTACCCGCCGAAGGCGTAGTTGTGGCCCTCCTTCGCGTTCACGTTGACCGCGACGGTCTTCCCGTTCCACTGCCGGAAGAACCGGGAGAGCTCGTTGTTCGCCTGGCTCATGTCCAGCGTCACGACCGTCGGGATGTCCCCCGGGATCAGCCCGAGCCGATCCGCGTAGTCCTCCGCCGCCTGGCCGACGATGCCGTACTGAGCCAGCGATGCGATCAGCGCATCCCGGCCGGCCTGCACCGCCGCGGTAGCGTCCTCCTGCGACCCCGTCTCCTCGACGATCGCCGCGGCACGGTCCAGCGACGCCCTGGCGAGCGCGTCGAGGGCCGCCTCGTTCTCGCGACCCTCCGCCGTGTTCAGATCGAGGGTCGTCCCGTTCTCGAGGATCGATGCAGTGACGTCGTCGATCGCCGCCTGGAACTCACGCTCGGCCTCCCGCGTCGACAGCGCCGCCGACCCGAACCCGCGGATCGAGTCCGCGAGCCCATCGATGGCGTCCTGCGTCTCCTGGGCCCGCTTGCTCATCAGCTCGAGCGCATCGGAGTTCGCGTTCTCGGCATCCTCAGCGCCCTCGAGCGCGTCCGACTGCCGCTTCCACGACTCCTCGGAATCCGCCAGCTGGTCGTTGACGATCCCGAGATCCTCCTTCAGGTTCTCCGCCCGAATCGAGAAGTCCCACGCATCCCCGGTCCCAGCTGCAGCCTGCGCAGCAGCGTTCGCCTGCTTCGTCACCTCAGCCAGCGCCTCAGCGTCACCGAGTGCGGCCTCCGTCACCAGGTCGAGGCTGATCCCGAGCCGCTTGGCGTCCTCGAGCGATCCCCTCTGCTCGAGGCTGTTGACCTGGATGGCGCGCGTGTTCTTCGTCAGAGCGCCCGTTGCCTGATCGAGCGAGGCCGTGAGCGTGTCGACGTCGGCGTCGTACTCGGCCTGGCGCTGGATCAGAGATCCGACGACGAGGGTCGCGAGACCGATCGCCGCCGCGAAGCCGGCCATACCGAGCCCTGCCACCTTGCCGGAGATCCCGACCGCGTCGAGCGACGTCTTCAGGCTGCCGAAGGCGACGATGCCCTTGCCCGCCAGGCCGACCGCGATGCCCATCACCGCGACCAGCCCACCGATGGCGAGCGCCGACCCGAGCACGGGCTCCGGCAGCTCGCCGACCGTGTCGACGAGGAACGTGACCGACTGCACGATGTCGCGCAGCACGTCGTTCGCGCCGGATCCCGTCTGGATCAGCGCGGTGTCGAAGGCGCCGCCCAGCTTCTCGATGTCGCCGGTGAGGTTGTTCATCCGCTCGGCGGCGATCCGCTGCGCGATTCCTGCGTCGTCGACGGCATCGCGATACTCCTGCCACTTCGCAGCGCCGGCGCCGACGAGCACGCGCGCCGCGGTGACCTGCTGGTTGCCGAAGATGATGCCGAGCGACAGATCCTTCTCGGCGTCGGTCACGCCGATGTACGCCTTGTTGAGCTCGCCGGCGGCGTTCTTCAGCCCGAGGAACCGCCCCTCGGAGTCGTAGAGGGTGATGCCGAGGCGCTTGATCTCCTCGTTCGCCTGCTTCGCGGGCGACGTCAGCGACGACAGCACACCGCGGAGCGAGGTGCCGGCCTGCTCACCGAGCACGCCCTGGTCGGCGAACAGCGCGAGCGTCGCGACCGTGTCCTCGAGCGAGACGTTCATCGACGCCGCGACCGGCCCGACGAACTTCAGCCCCTGAGCGAGATCCTCGACCGAACCGAGGGCCTTGTTCGCGCCCGCTGAGAGCACGTCCGCGACCCGAGCGGCGTCGCCACCTGCCAGGTTGAACTGCTTGAGCGTGATCGCGGTGATCTCGGCCGAGCGCGCCACCTCGAGCTGCCCGGAGGCTGCGAGGTCGAGTGCGCCGGTGAGCGCGCCGCCGATGATGCTCGCCGTGGCGAGGCCCGCCTTCGCGAGCTCCTCCTCGGCCTGCGCCGCCTCCTTCGCGGTGAAGACGGTCGCGCCGCCGGCCTCGAGCGCAGCATCCCGCAGCAGCTTCTGATTCGCGGTCGTCTCCTGCGTGACCGCGTTGACCTGCGACATCGACTGGTCGAACTCGGCGAACTTCGAGATCGCGAACCCGACACCGAGCGCGGCCGCCAGGCCGACAGCGAGGAACGTCGTCCCGAGCCGGGAGAACGCCTCGCGCTTCGCGGCCAGCTTCTCCGCCTCGGTGCCGAGCTCGCGCGTCTTCCGCGCGGCCTGGTCGACGCCCTGGATGTAGCCCGTCGCGTTCGCGATCAGGGTGACCTTGACGGTGCGATCCGACACGAGACACCGTCCTTTCGCTACACTCCGGAGGCATGGCCGAGTTCAAGTACGTCGAGCTGCCGCCCAAGGCCGAAACCGGCCCCACGCGCCCAGCGCTCGTGACCGATGCGCTGGAGAAGCTCGGCGAAGAGGGCTGGGAGCCGATCTCGCTCGCCGACGCGCCCACCGCGGGCAAGGTGTCCGTGCTGCTGCGCCGCGACTAGCGATCGATCCGCGACACCCGCCAGCGCCGCGAGCCCGCGTACGGGTCGTCGCCGGCGTACTCCGCCCGCTTCGCCTTGGTCGCCGCCTCGACCGCGGCCACCGACCAGTCGATGATCGACTCGGCGCGGTAGTAGTGAGTCCCGTCCCGGTTGTCGGGATCCGCCGCCGGCGAGGTCGCGTCGACGACCGGGACGCCGTACTCGTTGATGGTCGCCTCGTAGTCGGCGAGGGCCGCCATGAGGTTGCGTTGCTCGTCGTTCCACGGCGATTCGCGCTCGACGTCGATCTGCGCGACCCGGCCGTCGTCGCCGTAGGTGGGCGTGTGGACCTCGGTCGGCATCCAGCCCCAGAACGTGCGGGGCGCTACTCCGAGGCTTCGGGCGACTCGGAGGTCTCGGACGAGCTCGGGGTCTCGTTCGAGGTGCCCCCTAAAAAACCGATCTGCCGACCGCGCTCGCGGTTCACCTCGAGCGCGGCGCCGGCGAGCATGTCGAACTCGCCGTCCGTGAGCGAGGCGACCAGTTGGTCCCACTCGGATCGGGCGACGTCGACGAGCGGCTGCACCTGGTCGCCGTCGACGAGCGCCGCGGATTTGTAGACGAGGTCCGAGTAGAACGTCTCGGGGTTGAAGTTGCTCAGCTGCCCCTTCTTGGGCGGGTGGGCGCGCATGATCTTGTTGTACTCGGCGTAGGGCAGCCCGGTGACCCGGATGACGACGAGCGAGGCGCGCATCGAGGCCTCGAGCTCGGCGATCTGTCGCTGCAGCCCCGAGATCCCGGAGCGGGCGCGCGAGTCCTTGCGCGCGCTGTCGATCTTCGCCATCAGCGTGTCGCGCTGCGAGGAGAGGTCGGCGTCGAGGCAGAGCGTGACGTCCCTGGTCGGGAACGTGCGCAGTGCGAGCTTGTCAGAGAGAGACATGGGTTACCCGTGGATTCTGCCCGTGGACGAAGTGAACCGCGCCGCCCTGCCACGGGCGTACCAGGGCGGCGCGGGGTCTGGGCGGGCTAGGAGCCCGCGGCGAGCTGCTCGAAGCCGGTCACGCGACCGGTCACGGCGACCTGCTGGTTGATCCGGTCGACCGCGTTGGTCTCCGGCGGCATGGGCGTCTGCTCGCCGAGGGTGACCGGCCAGGCCTGGTACCAGTCGCCGGCCTCGAAGTCGTCCTCGTCCTCGTCCTTCTGCAGGACGTTGACGAGGATCCCGTCGGTGCCCTCCTCGAGGCCGAGGCGGGCCTCGTCGTCCTCCGGCGAGTTCAGGTTGTAGACGTACCGGATCGCGAGACCCTTCGTCTTCCGCCCGAAACGCTGGATGTCCTGCGTGGTGCACAGCCGCGCGTCGGTGATGAACGCCTGCTCACCGGACGGCTGCCAGCCGTCACCGGTGAGGTAGCACGACACGTCGACGCCGGACGCGACCTCCCCGAGGGTGATCGACGTGATGTCCGCGACGTCCCCGGGGATGAAGACGACGCGACGGGTACCCTCGACGGGCACGGATGCAGGGAGAACCATGCTCATGGCTCAACCTCCTTCTCTCCTGTGCCCGTGGATGATGGAAGGGCAACGCCCTCGACCGGCTTGGCGCCGGAAGCCTTCAGATCGATGTGCAGCTTCGGTCGCCGCGGCGCGGACGCCGGCGGGTACCGCTTGACGAGCTCGTGCTTCGCCGGGTTGAAGCTGTTGCGATGGATGTCGAACTGGTGCCGAGTGATCTTCGACCGCACCCGGATGAACGGCTTCAGCATCAGCCCCTCCTGAAGAACGACCGCAGTTCGAACTCGTCGTCGATGTAGAACAGCGGCGGCTTCACCGAGTTCTCTGGCCGCGCCCGGTCGCCGCCGGTGTGCTTGATGGGCCGGCAGTAGCGGCCCGCGATCGTCAGCGTCGAGCCGGCCAGCTGGTCGATGACGTGCTGCGACGTCGCGCGCGCGGCCGCGGCGTCCACGCCCACCGACCTGACGACGAAGTCGAAGACGGCGTTGTCGTCGACGACCTGCGACTTGCGCAGGCGATCGCCGCCGAGCTCGGCCGGGGATCCGCCGTAGAGAACCGCGTAGTTCTCGCGGACCAGGCGCCCCTCGGCGTCGAGCTTCACCGTGTCGACCACGCGGCCGAGCAGCGCATCGTCGAGCTCGAGCAGCGCCTGCACGGCGTCGTAGTGGTCCTGGTTCATCCCCGTCATCGGAGGACCTGCCCCACGGAGAGCCCGAGACCGTTCGCGGCCGCGCGCTCGGCGTCGACGAGCGCCTTCGACAGGCCCCGCTCGAAGTCGTCCTCGTTGCGCTGCAGCGCGCCATGCCCGAGGCCCTGCGGCGGGTTGTTGATCGAGCCGAACTCGATCAGGTTGCCGAGCGCACCCTGCGCGCGCTCCTTGTCGGGGCCGATCTCCGACTTGAGCACCGTCTGCCCGAAGGCGTGCGCCGTCGTGACGTCGTAGCCGACGGAGTACGGGAACGCCGGGGCGTGCTCGAGTCCCTTGGACTCGTCGCGCCAGTCGTCCTTCACCCGGCGCGAGCTCACCTCGACGGCCGAGCGCAGGAACCGCCCCGCGGTCGCCGGCACCGCACCGAGATCCGCGGCCAGCTGATCGATCTCCGAGGAGTCGATCGAGAATGCGTCAGACATCACGACCCCTCGCTGATCTCCTCGCCGGTCTCCTCGACCGGGTACCGTGCCGCCGACGTCTGCCCCGAGATCGGTCGACCCTTCACCCGGAACACCCGCCCGACGAGCCCCGCGTCCGCCGTCGACGCATCGACGACCACGCGCATGTCGGGCGCGATCGTGTAGGCAACGCCGCCGGGGAGCGACAGGATGATGTCCTGCGCGGCAACCGGCTGCGCCGCGGCTTCCCTCTCCGACACCGTCGAGTACGGGAACTTCACGCGCGCCTCGCCGCTGTAGACCGGCGTGAGCATGCCCTCGACCTCGAGCGTGTCGGGATCCGAGACGAGCTCGAGCGGCCCGACCCGCACGGTCTCGGTCATGCGCTTGTTGGCGACATTGCGAGCCATGCCGAGCACGCCGATGAGCGTCATCGGCCCGTCTCCAGGACGTAGACGTCGCCGCGGCCGAACTGGCGCCGGAGCGAGTCCTGCTGGATCTCCGGCAGAGCCATGCCCGAGCTCGCGCCTCCGTCAGCCCATGCGAGCTTGAAGTCGTCGAGCTGCACCGACGACAGGCCGCCGGCGGTGAGGCCGAGGCCCGCCTCGAGCGGGAGCAGCGCGGCCGACACGAGCGAGCACGCGAGGCGCTTCAACTCGTCGGGCGCGTCCTGGTACCCCCACGTGAACGTGACGTCGACGGGGATGTCCCGCGCGACGACGATGTGACTGCCCCAGAACGAGTGGTCGATCTCCTCGTCGTCGCGCTCGACCGCGTCGACCGAGACGACCGGGAACTGCGGGAGGTCGACGCGCCCCGCGGACGGGTAGCCGACGAATGTCGACGTCGTCCGCGGGAACACGTCTTGGCCGATGACTCCCCGAAGGTAGGCGGAAGCGTCCTCCAGCAGCGTGTCGATCCACTCCTCCTCGTCGGGCGTGAACTCACGCTTGAGACGGGCTGCGAGATCCGCAGCTGTGGCGAACGCTTCCACCTTGACCTCCTAGGAGCCGGCCGGGGTGAGGACGGCGAACGGGTACGCGTCCACGCCGCCGTCGATGGTGATCGGCACCGCGACCGCGAACGCGACACGGAACTTGAACCGCAGCGCGACCATGTCGCGCTCGGCCAGGTTGATGCCGCCGACCGTGGCCTGGTCGAGGAGCTTCACGGAGAAGTCCTGACGGATGCCGAGGATCGCCTTCGTCGCGTCGCCGACGAGCACGGTGGCCTCGTCGCGGTCCCACGCGCCGTTGACCACGTACGACAGGTCCTGGCCGTAGATCGACGGCGTCGAGCCGTCGCTGCGGAGGTTGTCGAGGTAGATCGGCTGCCCGTTCTCGTCGCGGAGTCCGCGCAGCTGGGCGCGCAGGAACCGGCCCGTGTACGCGTGGTTGACGTCGAACCCGTCGTCCTCCACGAGGGCGAACGTCTGGTTGATGTCCTCCGCGAGGTCGACCGAGGTGCCGGCGACGTACTCGTTGTCCGCGGCGATCGCGCCGGGAACGAGCCCGTCATCGGTCCAGGTCGACGGCTTGTTGGTGCCGAAGAACACGGCCAGGTCGAGGACCCGTCCGAACTCCTGCGCCACCAGCGGCTTGACCTCGGCCCAGATGTCGAAGTCGGCGTCGTCGAGAACGTTCTCGTGGATCGGAACGATGACCGCGATCTCCTCGGCGATCAGCTCCTTGTTCTCCCACGCGACGTCCGACGTCGGCTTCTTGCCCGCGTCGGAGCTCGCCGACTCGGAGACCCACCCGGCGGTGGGAAGGGCGGAGAGGACCGGCATGCGCGCCGTTCCCTTCGTCATCGTGACCCTCCGGAAGGAGGCGAGCGCAGCCGAGCTGCGTGCCGCCTCCTGGACGATCTCGTGGATGTTCTGCTCGGAGAGCAGCGCAGCTGCCTCCGTGCGGGTGATGTCGGCCACGAATGGCTCCTTTCGAGTTGGGATGCCACCCGAAGGCGGCTAGGGGGTGGTTCTGGCTGCGCGAACGATGTCGTTGAACGACGGCGGCTTCGGCTTGGCCTTCTCGCCCTTCTGCCCCTGGTCCGCGGATCCGCGCACGGTCGACTTGTCGACCGCAAGCTCCGGGTACTCCTTGAGGAAGTCGGCGATTGCCTGAGCGATCGCTTCGGCGTCGGGCTCCCCGTCGTCGTCGACGTCGATCGCGCCGAGATCCGTGACCTTGATCAGCAGATCCGGGCGGGTGACCTTCGTCGCCGCGGCGGCCTTGAGCTCGGAGCGCACGACGCGCTCGTTCGCCTTCGAGAGGGTCGCGGCCTCGGCTTCGCGTCGCGCGTTCTCCACGGCGACCTCGTCGGCCGGCTTTCCGTGGTCCGCGAGCTGCTGCTCGAGCTTCTTGACCTTCTTGTCGGCTTCCCGACGCGCGGAGCGCTCGGCGGTGAGGGCCTTCTTGAGACCGCTGTCGGCCTCGCCCTCGCCGCCCTTGTCGTCCGTCTCGTCCTTCTCGGCCGAGTCGTCCTTCTCGTCGTTCTCGTCGTTCGCCTTGTCGTCGTCGCCGCTGCCACCCTTCGCGCCGTCCTCCCCTTCGAGAAGACGGATGCCGCGCAGGCTCAGCAGAGTCGGGCGAGTCGGACCGAACACGGGCATCACGCCGGTGCATTCGTGCATTGAGGAATCACTCCTTCATTGGGGATGAGAAGCCCCGTCCCGGGGCCGAGCACCCCACGAAGGGGTGAGTTCGCCGCATCACACGGCAAGTCAGTAGAGGTACCCGTACCGCTTCAGCAGCTCGCGCCACCGCACCGGGTCGTCGCCGGCCATGATCGCGATCTGCTCCGGCATCAGCCGGATCGTCGTCGACCGGCGGTAGCGGCCGTCCTTGGTCGCTTGACCCGTCATCCGGATCTCGCGACTCCCGAACGAGCCCCGTCGCGTCGTGCCCTCGGTCGTCGCGTACACCTGCAGCGGAGATCCGTCGGGCTTGGTCCCGATCGTGACCGGCTGCAACGTGCTCCGGCTCCCGGTGGGCACCTTCACGTTGTAGTGGCCGGAGTAGCCGATGCCGTAGGCACCGCGGCGGGCGTTCACGACGGACGTTGGGTTGGCCCCGTTTCGGATCGCCTCGGCGCCGGCCTTCGTGAACACCTTGTCCTGCTGCGCTCGCGAGAGGCTCTCGAAATACTCCTCCGGCGAGCTCGGCATGTGCAGCGAGTCGAGGTTCGTCTCCTTGCCGTTCACGACCGTGATCGGGAACGACTGGCACTTGCAGCGCGGATGCCGCAGGAACGTCTCGCGGTAGGTGGCCTTGCCCGCGAGCACGGCGCACCTTGAGCAGGCGCCGGCCGACAGCACTCGGACGTAGCGCGTCCAGGTCCGCTGAGCAGCGCCGACCATGTCGGCCTGCCGCCCCATGTCCTGGATCGCCGCGCCGACGACCGTCGCGAGGAACGACGCCCCGACGGTGAACGCCTCACGAGGAGGTCGCCCGCCGCCGATCAGCTTCTTCGTCGTCGTCACCGCGCCGTACATCGCCGGCCCGAGCTCGCGCCCGTCGAGGGTGACCCCTCCGAAGGACTCGGCCGCAACCTGCGACGCGAGCCGCTCGGCGCCCGAGGCGCGCTCGACGCCGGCCAGGTAGAGCGCCGTCTGTCTCGCTGCCTCCCGCTGCGCCGCCACGACCTGCGCCACCATGAGCGGCGCCGCGAGCTCCCACGACGTCTCGAGGCGATCGAGGTCGAAGCGCGCCCACTGCCGGAGCGCTCTCGACGTCGCATGATCGGTCAGGATCTGCCGACGCGCGAGATGCGCGGCCGCAACTTCAGCTGGCGTCACCATCGGAGTCGTCGCCGCCCTCCGGGTTCTCCGTCGCGCCCTGGACGCCGAGACCGATCAGCTGCTCCTGCTCCGCCGCGACCATCTTCATCACGCGGCGGATGTCGGTCGGCGAGAGCCCGTCCTGCTCGAGCAGGTACTCGAGCGGGTAGCCGATCTTCTTCTTCTTGAGCAGGGCATCGGCGAGCTGCGCCTCCGAGCGGATCTCGGGGTTCTCCCACTTGAAGTGAGCGAGCCGGCACTGCTCGGCCAGCTTCTTGTCGCCCATGACGAGCGCCTCGAGCCGAGCGATCTCGCGCAGCGCGGGGTCGGTGAAGGTGATGAACTCGCCGGCCTTCTTGTTGATGCCGATCTCCGAGGCCTTCAGCCCCTCGCCGTTCACGTTCGACATGCCCGTCTTGGTGACCAGGTACGTCGGAGGCGTGCGGGTCTGCGCCGCGATGTGGCCGACGGCGACCTCGATCGCGTCCGTGAAGACGTCGAGCTTCGCCGCGTCCCACTGGCCGACCGCCGCATCCGCCCCCGACGCGACGAGGAGTCGCTTCTCGGCGAGATCCTTCATGTCGATCGGACGCTCGCCGGTCTTCTTCCCGGTGACCTTGTCGAGGATCGGCATCATCGGAGGCGCCGTGCGCAGCAGCACTCGCGCCGGCATCGACGCGTAGTCCGCAGCGAGGAACAGGTACGCCCACAGCATGTTGATGGCGTTCTGCATCGGGATGACGCCCTCGATCTCCGAGAGCGGCTCGCCACGCAGCGCGTGACGGTTCGCGAGCTCGACGATCGGCACCACGCCGAGGCTGTTCGGCAGCGGCCACGTCTCGCCGACGACCTCGCGCTGCTCCCAGCCGCCCTTCGACGCCGAGCCGGTTCGGCCCTGCACACTCTGCGGCTCGAGGTCGTTCGTGCGGCTCTGACGCTTCCGCTTGAACTTCCACAGCTCGGTCGCCGTGTAGAGCGTCGCGTACTCGGTGTCCTCGTCGACCCACGTCTTCAGGGCCGCCTTGCGCAGACGCGGACGCTCCCAGTCGTACTCGATCTCGACGTCGGCCGGGTGCTCGAACTCCACCAGCGGCCGGCCGTCGCCGTCGCCCCACACGCTCACGAACGAGCGGCGCGCGGTGAGGGTCGTGATGACGCCCTGCGAGAACTGCTGGTCGAACTCGTTCGCCTGCAGACCATCCCAGAGCAGCTGCGCGGCGCGCTTCGGCAGGTTGGTGATGCCGATCGGCTTCAGCCGCTCCGCTTCAGCCGTGACGACGGGCCCGCACCAGTTGTCCGAGAAGTCCTTGTAGCGGGCAGCGTTCGCCGCCTTCCACTCCTTCGTCGCGAACGTCAGCGGCTGCTTGCCCTCGTAGTTCTCCTCGAGCAGCGTGATCGACCGCCGGCGCGCATCCAGCCGGCTGTACATGCGCTCCGTCAGCGCCAGCGCGTCGTCGCGGTCCACACTGGCCTCCTAGATGTAGACGTACTCCTCGGCTGCAGGCTGCAGCGCGCCGTCGGCGATCGCGTCCATGACTGCTTCATGGGCGAGCACCGACGACATCGCGAGGTCGATCTTCTGATGGTCGGCGGGCTTCCCGAGGAGGTACTTCTCCCCCGGGCGGGCCCGCATGACCGCGTTCTTGATGTGCTGCGCGGTCGTCTTGTCCCCGTCGTGGCGGAACGTGGCATCCGGGTTGGTAACGTCGGTGCGGAACCGCTCGAGAGCGGCGTGCATCGGCTTGAGCCGGTTCGTCTCCCACTTGAGGTACTTCGACTCGCCGTACTTCGACGCGAGCAGATCGATCTCGGTCTCCCAGAACATCGGGTCGAGATAGAACCGCTCGACCTCGAAGTTCTGCTCGATCCAGTCGAACGCCGCGAGCACCTCGGAGCGCGGGATGCGCCCCTGCCACTCCGCCGGGTTCCAGAACATCGGCCGCAGCTCGCGCCCGACCTTGTGCTCCGGCATGAACTGGTACTGCTCGAGCGTCTCGAGGCGGATCCCGGTCCAGTCGTTGTTGTCCGATCCATCGAAGCCGCCGCACACTCGCGTGCGCTTCGCGACCTTGATCGGCTCGTCCTTCAGCTTCCACTCGTCGCCGAGCATCCACACGCCGGATCCGGAGACGACCCGGTTGCCGAAGAACCGCTCGGCCTGTGCCGGGTCGAGCCTCATCAGCTCGGCCGCCTCGCCCTCGATCGAGTCGAGATCGACCCACGGGGAGCCGACGTAGACGTACTGGTGGATCTGCCGGCGCTCGCGCTTGTTCCGGTACGACAGGTTCGCCGGAGGCTCCCGCCAGTACCGGAAGACGTCATCCGCCCCGGACTCGTGCGTGCGCTGCGCGACGCTGTTCTGCGCCGGATCCCACGCGTTCGTCGTCTCCATCGTGCGGCCACCCATGCCGGCCGCGCCGCGCCGCTGCGCCTCGTAGACGTCGACCATCTTGTTCTGCTTCGTCGCCAGGCCCGACTCGTCCTGCAGCGCGAAGCTAATCGGGTTGCCCACGCGCGTGTTCGCGCTCGAGGTGACGGCGTCGATGCGGTCGAGCTCAGGATCGTCATGCTTGCCGGCGATCTTGATCCACGAGCCGCGCACCGACAGCAGGTCGGAGAGTGGCCCGAGGGTGATCATCGCCCGCAGCGGACGGTAGACGTTCGCGACCTGGTCCTCGGAGAGGGCCGTGAGCTGGATCAGCGGCGACGGGTGACGGATCCCCATCGGCTCGCCGGCGTTGTACTCGTACTCCCAGCCGCAGCCGCAGCCGTGCTCGGAGCACGCGTACCCGTCGCCCTTTGTCGCCCAGCCGCCGAAGATCGACGGTCCGGCCGCCTCGAGCGCGACGATGCCCGCCGACCACGGCCCCTTGCCGACTTTCTGGGGACCGACGATCTGCGAGCGACGGTAGTTGAACGCCTGGTTGAGCAGCGGGCGCTCGGGGATCCACTCGGCATCCTCGCGGATCCGGTAGTGGTTCGCCATGCACCAGAACTGCCAGTCGACCTGGTGGAAGGGAGCGCCGCGGTCGAAGCCGTCAGGCACTCGAGCGTGCTGCGCGAGCCACGCGTCTCCGATGTCGCCGAGGGTCGGGAAGTCGACGACGAAGTCACTCATTGACGACCCGCAGACGACGAGGCGCCGCCGCGGTGGTCTTCTTGCTCGGAGCCTGCGCCTCGCGCTTCTCGCCGACCTCGTCGACCGACATCCGCCAGCCGTTCTCCTTCAGGCCCGCCGGCGTCAGCCCCAGCTGGTCCGCGAGCCGGTGCAGCTGCGCCACGAGCGACGACGACGACTCCGGCGACTCCGCCCGAACGAACAGCCGGCAGTACAGACCGATCGACGGCATCCGCCACCGCTCGAGATCCCACATCGCTGCCTGCGGCGTCCGCCACAGCTGAGTCCACACCGCGCGCTCACGAGCCGACGGCTTCGGCAGCGGGAACGCCGGCACCCGGCCGGTGAACCCCTCGCGCGGCAGCAGCTTGAACTGCAGGCCGCGACGCTCCGATGTCGCCGAGTTCGGGTCCGGCTGAGGGCCCGACCGATTGCGAGCTCCGCCGCTGGTCATGCGATCAACTCCTCAGCGGCATCACGCCGCATCAGACGGGCGCAGGCATCACGCCAGCACCGATGGACCATCGAACAGGCGTACGGCCCGCGATGTTTGAACCCAGAAAATGTTTGAGAGACCTCCCCGGCGGTCCTGGCTGCGGCGCGCGAGGGGGTCCCTCCCCCTACCTCGAGCCGCGGCCATCAGGGGTCGATCGAACGCCTGTTCCAGCCACCAGGCTGGTGCTTGGCCGTCTCGCTGTCGTGGCAGCCCTTGCACAGGCCTCGTCCGTGCTCGGGTGCGTTGGGATCCTCACCGTTGTCGATGAGCTCGCGTCTCGACAGAGGGTGGTGGTCGGCTACCGTGCTAGGTCTCACCTCGCACAGCACGCAGATGGGATCTCTGCTGATCACTGCACGTCGGAAGGACTGGTGCCCTCTGCTGTTGTAGCCACGCTCTGTTGCGGTACCTCGTGCACGGTCAGCCTGCATCCGGTGTTCGGTGCAGCGTGAGCCCTCATCTGAGGGGTAGACCTTCGGGCATCCGGGTACTGAGCAGACGCGCATGGCTCAGCGGCGTGGTGCTTTCGCTGCCCAGTGTCGGACCTTCCACAGGTGGATGATCGCCACCTTGCGTTCCTGGCTCTCGGGGAGCTGGCTCAGGGTGAGCTCGAGGGTGTCGAGCTGCTGCTCGAGCGCGACGCCCTGACCTGCGGGGGCAGCCTGCTCGGGTGCCTGCGCCTTCGGCTGTCGGTTGAAGAAGCCCATCAGATCCTCACAGTCCCTGTGTCCCAGTGCTCGGCCATGCCTACCCGGTGAGCTCGACGCCCGTCGACGTGGTGCCCTGTCAGCGATCGCCCCTGGTCGTGGTCGACGAGCGACGGGTGCGTGTACGTGATCGGGATCCCGTTGTGCCGGCAGTAGGCGCCGATCCGCTCGTCGTAGGGCAGCTTCGAGAACGCCACCCACGACAGCATCGGGTTCACCAGCTCGGTGGGCAGCGCGACGGCTACGCCCCACAGGAGCGTGTTCGCCTCGAGCCAGGCCGCGCCGAGCTCGTCCGCGGTGGCGATCGCCTTCTGCACTCGAGCAGCTCGAGGGCGCGTCGTGCCGGTGTAGAACGACACGCATCCGTGCACGGCATGAGCGAGCGCCTCGCCGGCGTGCAGCCGGAAGTTGGGGATCGGGAGCGCGTCGTCCTGCAGCACGATCGACCAGTCCGCCGTCGAGCTCGTCGCGGCCCATGCGCGATCGCCGGTGAGGTTCTCGACGCCGCCCTCGTCCCAGACGATCGCTGCGTCGTGATCCGTCGCGAGACGCTTCGCCGCGGCCGCGCGTGCCGGATGCGCCATGATCACGATCGAGAGCCGCATCAGTGCCTCCGCTCAGGGAACCTCGTGGCCCATCAGCGAGAGCGCTCGACGCAGCGGCTCCTCGTTGCGAGCGAAGGTCCGCTCGAGGCGCTTCAGCTGCATCAGCTTCGCCCGGTTCGCGGCGACGAGCTTCCGGTCGATGTCGGCCGGCGCGTGGTCGTGGTGCAGGTGGTAGCAGATCCCGTC